CTATACCGTCATCTGGTACAGCACTTCGTATAGTTTTTCTGATTCGATCCATACCTCCGATTTGTTCCAGAACAATTCATGCGCGTTCAGCACCGCTTCCACGCTGTCTTCCAGTTCCGGATCCTTCTCATCGGTATAAAGTTCAATACTCAGGTTGGAAAACTCCATATAAACCACATCATCAGCGGCAAAGTTCTCCGAACCCGGAAACAAAAAGCAGATGAACGGCGGATCAGGCGATTCACCTTCAGCGAAATGGTCATACGCAAAAGGGATCTTCGTTTCCGCCAGCATCTGCATCACTTCTTCATGCGTCATTCTTCTTCCTCCCGATCTCTATGATGCATTCGGCAGCATGACGGCAGACCGGACAGTTATAGGGATAGCCGCGGCATTTCTCGCCTCTTCTGGTGCTGTAGTAGATCAGCACACCAAACACAGCGATCCCGATAGCAATAACGAACAACAAAAGAATGATCTCCATATCACTAACCGCCCTTCTGTAAATCCCTCTCGATATCCCTTGTCAACTGCTCGATGCCCGCCTGCTCTGCAGGAGCGATATGCGGAAAAGCCCTTGTCCTTCCGCCGCCCCGTTTCGCGTGACCGAACTCCAAAAGATGCGTCAGTTGATACCTCTTGGAATGCACCACGATCTGGATAGAATCCGATGTTTCCCTGGTCTTCTTGATTGCCCAGCTTTTGGAATACTTCCCGGTCTTCTTCGGAGCCGTGGACTCGATCTGCTGCTTCACGGCCTTACCGGCCTTCTGGACATCCGCCTTCAGGTCATCCACCGCAAGCTTCGCATATTCCTCCATGCCCTTCATCACGGTATCCGCCAGCTGATCGATCTTTATCGTCTGACTCATCGCCGCTCCTTCCTGCAGGCAAACTTCAGCGACCGTTTTCTGAAATTCATATGGTCAATGTTCTCGATGTTATAAAGCTCACCCATGAACACTACCCTGAAACCTGTGGAAGTGATCGCAGCCGCCTTCGCGCAATACCGGACCGTTACGGTCATGGAAGTTTCCTCAACCGTAGTACCGGCAACCTGCTCTTCCTTGGAACTTGCCAGACCTTCGCCGCCGATTGTCGCAAAGCAGGTGTAATAATCTGTCCAGGCATTCTTATGATTCCCATACTTGTCTGTCACGGTTTCATTCTTCTGGAATGTCACCTTTGACCGTAAAGCTGCCACATCCATCAGAATCCCTCCTTCCGGCTCCCGAATAACAAAGCCCTCAGAGTCAGATCCATGGCATGATGGTCAGCCTCTTCCCGGTGTTCATACAGATAAGCCACCGTAAACATCACGGCGATCTTTCCGTTCGGACAGTCAGCCAGATCATTCTCATCGTCTGTCCGCAGGATATCCATGCACTGCTTCACACCTGCCGTTATGAAGTTTTCCAGCAAAGAATCATCATCCTCGAAATCGATCCTCAGATAATTCTTCATCTCATCCACAGTCACGATCATCTGACATCACCTCACAATAAGGGCGGCAGATCACACCGCCGCCCCATATTTCTTACGCAGGCTCCACAATCTTGATCTTGTAAGCCGTTTCAGCATATCCGTTAGCCCACAGAGTGAAGTTATCAACGGATCTCTCCGTGTTATCACCCGCAAGCACAAGGTCTGCCGCAACCCAGCGGACAAAAAATCCCGCTGAAATATCACAGGCCGTTGCCTCAGCGACATCCTCATCACCCAGGACAGAACCGTTGTAGTACAATCCTGTAATCGGAGAAATGCCGACACCAAGACCGATACCCAGCCACTTGTGAACGCCCCAGCCATTGCCACCATCAAAATCCTTAAGGTTCTTCACCTTATCGGATAATGTGATCGTGATCTCATGGGTATCGTTATCCACCGCAACATTGGAAATCTTGCCGGTGTTATACTGGCGATCTGCATGACCAGAAACGCTGTCCGTTACCGCCGCATACTGCATGGTGAAAGCATCGCCCACCATAAGCCCTGCATTCTTCAGATTCGTAATCAACGTGTTCAAAGTTGCGCGGACTTTCGCAGCTGAATCACTGGTCACATCAGCCGTGCTCATATTTGGAAGCAGGCCGTTGTCATATACGATCTTTCCTCCGATATGGGTGACCTCGCCGCCCTGCTCCGTATAATTCTTTGCGTTATATTCGCTCATCTCAAACCTCCAAATCCGGGCTGCCGCTTTTTACACGGCAGCCCTGTAATCTGCTAACCTTACGCCTTCATCTTCAGGAGCTTGATGCCTTCAGGAAGGATCACCTTGCCGTCAACACGCTCGGTTGCGACAAAGCCAACCTGTCCGTTAGTGCTGTAAAGCTCATTGAGTCTCTGTACGGTCCTGCCGGAACGGTCAGCGATCCAGTAATTCTTGAAATCACCGAACGCAACAGAGAAAGCACCTGCTTCCATCTGCGGTACATAAGGACTGGTATAAAGATCATAGCCCAGGAGCTTGTCCGGCTCGCCTGCCTGAAGGGAAGGCTGCCAGAGATAAACGCCGTTGCCGTCCTTCAGCTTCCTGATTGCGGAAATAGTCGCGTCATTCGCAAGGAACTTCGCGTTTCTGCGGTAAGGACTCTTCAGCGCATAGACAAGGCTGATAAGCTCATCCGCAGTCACAGCGGTAGAGGACGCGGCAGTCACGCCCACCTGTCCGCCGTTCGCGGTAAAGATACCCGTAGGCTGACCGGTTCCAGTACCCACGCAGAACGCCTCTTCCTCAGCGATACCGAACGCCCTCGCAAACTCATTGGCGATATAGCTTTCCAGATCGAACATGGAATCCTGAAGAAGCTCAATGGAAACCTTCACAAGATCCGTAAGCTTAAACGCATCAATGGTCTTCTGGTCGAAAGAAGGATCGCTCTCGGTATAAGCGCCATTCTCAGCCGTCCACTTAGCCTCGGAGTGGGTAGCCGCAACCGGGATCTTTCTTTCAGCACTTGTGGTAATGACCTTCGCAAGGCCTCTCACCACGTTCGCCTCATCCAGCCCCATCACGATCTGTCTCTCAAACTCTTCCGGCACAAGGTAGCCGCCGTCCGCCTGCACGCCCTCGGAAAGAACGTTATGCACAAGCCTCTTTCCACGGAGATGAGCGCCGAAATCTTCCTTGTAGGCATTGGAAGCACGCCCGGTCTTCTCATCCGGCTTCTGCATCGCAGGTCTTCCGGTAAGAGGCATATTCACAGGCTTATTGAACTCAGCCTCCCTTGCCTCGGCTCTCTGCTGACGGTCGATAGCCGCAGTCAGATCCTCGATCTCCTGCTCCATACGGCTGTAAGTCGCGTTATCCTCCGCAGACAGAACGCCGTTCTCATTCTCGTGGGTATCCACAAAGTTCTTCGCGGTCTCCCACACCTTCGCTCTTTTCTCAATCATATCTTTGATAGTCATAGCTCGATTCCTCCTTAAATGAATCTCTTGATAAAAATCAAGCGTTCCCTGATCTCATCACAGGAACGCCCGTTATCCGTTGTCTGTTCAGTTGCTGCACCGTTCTCCGGTGCCTTGATGTGACACTTCGCTGCGATCTTATCCATCAGCGAATTGGTCACCGCCGCCCTGGAATAGAGCATCGACACTTCCGGTGCTTCCAGATCTTCGCCCTCCGATGCATCCGCCCTCTGCAGCACATCATCCGCAAATCCCAACTCCACCGCCTTGTGCGCGTCCATCCAGGTCTCCGCATCCATCAAGTGTGATATCTTCGTCCTGCTCATGCCGGTCTTGATCTCATAAGCATTCATGATGGATTCCTTCACTTCAGCCAGCATGTTGATCGCCTTCTGCATCTCCGCCGTATCGCCAAAAGCGATTGTCGCCGGATTGTGGATCATCATCATGCTCACAGGACTCATAAGCACCTTCGTCCCTGCCATCGCGATCACGCTTGCCGCCGATGCCGCAATGCCATCGATCTTCACCGTGACATCGCCCTTATAGTCCATCAGCATGTTGTAGATCTGAGCCGCCGCCACGCAGTCACCGCCCGGACTGTTGATCCAGACCGTGATGTTCCCTGTCCCTGCATTCAGCTCATCTCTAAAAAGAGCCGGTGTGACATCATCGTCAAACCAGCTCTCTTCTGCTATGGTTCCGTTAAGGAAAAGCACTCTTTCATTGACCTCTTCGCCTGAAGCCTGGTCTCTGATCTTCCTGCTTTTCCAGTTCCAAAACTTCTTCATCGGAATTTTCCTCCTTCCCGTTTCCGTCCGCCGCAAATATCCCGGCATCCTCCAGCTTCGTCATATTTCCGTTGATCAAGTACAGATCGCCGCCCTGTTCAGCCGGTATCCTGTCAAGGTTTTCAAGCTCACGGATATCATTTGCAGACATCCAGCCGTTCTGCCTTGCCGTGGCATAGCCGTTCATACGGCTCTGGTAATCACCCCTGAGCAACCCGTCCACATTGAACTTGAAAAAATACTTCTTCTTTTCGTCCGGTGTCAGAAGCGCCCTTACCATCGCCTGTTCCCATCTGCTCACCCAGGGATCCAGCGTGTACTTCACGAACTCCAAGCTCTGCTGCTCAATGTTATTGAAGCTGCTCTTTTCCAGATCACCGATCATATGAGGCGGCACACGGAAGATCCTTGCGATCTCATCAATCTGGAACTTCCTTGTCTCCAAAAACTGAGCCTGCTCCGGACTGATACTGATCGGCGTGTACTTCATGCCTTCTTCCAGAACCGCGATCTTATTGGAATTGCCGGAACCGCCGAAAGTCGCCTGCCAGCTTTCCCGTACCTTGCTCGGATCCTTTATGGTTCCCGGATGTTCCAGCACGCCGCTCGGAGCCGCACCGTTCGCAAAGAACTTGCTGCCGTATTCCTCCGTGGCAATCGCCAGACCGATAGCATTTTTCGCCATCGCAATCGGGCTGTAACCAACCAGACCGTCGAACCCTAATCCCGGAATGTGAAGAACATCATGAGGCTGAAGCCTTACCGTCCTTCCAACCTTGTCCGTACCCTTCCTGCCGTCTACATCATCCGAATCGTAAACGGTATATTCGTAATAGAGCCGTCCATGCTCATCACGGTCCACCTTCATCCGATCCGGCATCAGCGGATACAGAGCCACGACTTCACCCTTGCCATTGCGGATGATCTGCGAATACGCATTCCCCCACAAAAGCAGGTGTGTCATCAATGTCTCCCGGAATATGAAGGAAGTCATCTCCGGATTCGGCTCATCATGGAGCAAAAAATAAAGCGGATGATCCACCGCTTTTTCCTTACCGCCATCGTCGGTATATCTATAGAATTGTAATGGCAGGCTCGCCACCGCTTCCGACAGGATCCTCACGCAGCAGTACACCGCCGTCATCTGCATCGCAGATCTCTCGGTCACATACTTGCCAGAAGCCGTCCCGCCTAAGAAGAACGAATACGAACTTCCTGCCGTCCTGTCCGTGGGCTTATCCCTGCTCCGAAATAAACCGCTCAGTATTCCCATCGCTGTTCCCTCCTATCTCAAAAGACCAATAATCCTCTTGTGTCATAAACTGATTCTTCCTTCTCATTGCCGCACCGGATCGCCCTGTCCAGAGCCATGATCATTGCAATGGCACCGTCAATCTTCTCCGTGGACTTCGCTTTATCCGCTTTGATATTGCCTGCCGGATCCGTCCGGATATAAATGTTATCCATGTTCCACCGCAGAACCGGATGACCGCCGTGGACGATCTTCTGCTCCAACACCAGCCTCATCAATTCTTTGGTCGGCGGAGACATCGAAGCAAAACCCTGGCCGAAAGGAACCACCGTGAATCCCATTCCTTCCAGATCCTGCGATAACTGCGTTGCTCCCCACCGGTCATAAGCAATCTCCCGGATGTAGAACCTCTCACCCAGGCGCTCAATGAATTTCTCGATATATGCGTAATGAACCACATTCCCTTCCGTTGTTTCCAGAAAACCTTTCCGCTCCCAGACATCATACGGAACATGATCCCTTTTCACTCTCAGATCCAGTGTTTCCTCCGGAACCCAGAAATAAGGAAGCACAATGTATTTATCCTCTTCATCCACAGGCGGAAATACCAGGGCAAACGCCGTCAGGTCAGTCGTACTGGAAAGATCCAGACCACCGTAGCAGACACGCCCTTCCAGTTCATCCTCATCAACTGGAAAAGCGCAGGCATCCCATTTTTCCATCGGCATCCATCTGACCGCCTGCTTGACCCATTGGTTCAGCCTAAGCTGACGGAATGAATTTTCTTCTCCCGGATTCTGCTTCGCTGACTCACAGGCCGCCTTCACCTTGTCGATGCCCACCGTGATATCCAAGGAAGGATTCGCCTTCTTCCAGACCTTCGGATCCGTCCAGTCATCAGATTCATCCGCGCCATAGATCACAGGGTAAAATGTCGGATCGATCTTTCGACCCTCCAGGATATCCTTTGCCTTTTGGTGCGTTTCATAGCATATACTGTTGGTATCCGTCCCGGCAGTCGTGATCAGAAAATACAAAGGCTGCATCCTGGCATCACCGGAACCCTTCGTCATAACATCAAAAAGCTTCCTGTTCGGCTGCGTATGCAATTCGTCAAACACAACCCCGTGGATATTGAAACCATGCTTTGAATAAGCCTCCGCAGACAGCACTTGATAAAAGCTGTTGGTCGGCTGGAAGATAATCCTCTTCTGCGAAGCCAGGATCTTCACTCTTTTATTCAGAGCCGGACACATCCTGACCATATCCGCCGCAACCTCAAATACAATAGACGCCTGCTGCCTGTCAGCAGCGCATCCATAAACCTCGGCTCTTTCCTCTCCATCTCCACAACAGAGCAAAAGTGCCACCGCCGCAGCCAGTTCTGACTTGCCCTGTTTCTTCGGGATCTCGATATACGCCGTGTTGAACTGCCGATATCCGTTCGGCTTCATAGTCCCGAACACATCCCGGATGATCTGTTCCTGCCAGTCGATCAGTTCAAAAGGCTTTCCCGCCCAGGTTCCCTTCGTGTGGCAGAGGCACTGGATAAAGTTCACGGCAAAATCCGCCGCTTCCTTGTCGTAAACAGAATCTTTCGCCTTGAATTTTGTCGGCTTATATTTCTTCAGCTTCCGCATCTTCAATCCGCATCACCACCTTTAAGCCACTGCCTGTATACCTGCTCGGAGATCTTCGCCATCATCACCGGCGGAACGCTCATGCCGCAGATATACTGGACGCTCTGATCCATAAAGTCGTAATCCTGCGGAAATGTCTGGCAGCCTATGATATCCTTATCCGTCATAAGCAGGCCATCGCACATCCGATAAAGGCTGCTGCCGGCAACGATCGTCTGTATCGGCTCATCATCCCTGTTGATTGGAGTAGAAAAGCCGTTGTTCTTCACCTTCCTCACCCTCTCATTGATATCCGCGATGCACCTGTCAGAAGGAATCCTGTATTTCAGAAGCTTCGCCTGCATACTGTTCGGATCCATCGGCTTGCCATATGGCTCTCTGACATCCTTGAACGGAATCGGCTTTGACTGAAAATTCATCCCCAGCTTCGGATATTTCAGGTCTTTCCTATGAGCGATAAAAAAGACGCGCTCTCTTTTCTGAGGCACGCCCATTCTCGCCGCATTGAACAGAAATATCTGCACCGTATACCCGGCATCATCAAAGCCTTTCATGATCTGGTTGACCCAGCCTTTCGCATTTCCAATGATGATTCCCTTCACATTCTCAGCTATAACCACCTTGGGCTGTAATCTCTTCGCTATCGCTATGAAATATAGGAACAAGTCATCCAGCCTCTGCTTTGCCTGGCCTTCCCGGAATACCTTTTCCGTATTCCAGCCTTCTTCCCTGACTCCTGCCGTGGAGAATACAGAGCAGGGCGGCGAACCGTCCAGCACATCCAAGTGAAACAACTCTTCCGGTATTTTTTCATCCGGCAGCTTTAGGAAATCCCTGATATCCATAAGGAAGCTGTGCTTCGGATGATTATTCTGCTTATAGACCTTCATCATGTCAGGATCAATCTCACAATTACCCACGACATCAAATCCTGCAAGCTTATATCCCATTGAGGAACCGCCGCCGCAGGAGAAGCAGGAAAACACGGTATGACCATGCTTTGGTCTCTTTTCCAGATCGGACAGATTCCACTTCCACGGAAACTCAGTTGAACCGGAAACCGCAGTTCGGGCATTCGTATTTGAACTCTTCATCCCCAAACACCTCCGCATCTATTTCCGTGGTGCCGGTCAGTTCCTTATCAGAACCGCAGCTGCCGTCACCATCCACAGGCAGGTCTTCCGCCATACCAAAAAAGTCGAACCCTTCCAGATCAAGTCCTTCCAGTTCGACTTCCAATTTCATCAGATCCCAAGTTGCCTTTTCGCCGGTCTTGTTATCCAGAAACCTATATTTCTTCTTCTGTTCCTCGGTCAGCCCGTCACAGACCAGGCATTCCACATCATCCATTCCAAGTGCTACAAGTGCCTTGTATCTGGTATGACCTGCAATGATCACATGATCCTCATCCACGATGATCGGCGTGATATAGGAACACTGGCGGATACTCTCCGCAACAGCGTTTACCGCATCATCATTTTTTCTCGGATTGTTCTTGTACGGCTCAATGTCCGCAAGTTTCAGTCTTTCCAGCTTCATACCTCGAACACCTCCCCGCAGCACGGACATGTCATCATCTTCGGACCGTCCTCTTCGGCTTCATCAGGAAGCGCCATCTCAGGCTGGCCAAAATCATATCCCTGAAAATCCACATCACACAGTTCTGCTGAAAGCTTTTTCTGATCCCAGGAAGCCATCTCCGCCGTCTTGTTATCATACAGACGGTATTTTTTCTTCTGTTCCTCTGTCAGATCGGAAGCAATAACAACCTCGCACTCCTTATATCCCAACTTCTTCAGGGCTTTATACCTTGTATGCCCTGCCAGGATCACGCCATCCTCGTCAATAATGATCGGTGCGATGTAAGAACACTGCTTAATGCTCTCCGCAACATCGTCCACCGCCTCATCATTTATCCTCGGATTGTTCTCATAAGGCTTCAGTTCTGACAGCTTTTTCTTCACATATTTCATCGAAATCCTCCTATTTCTTCCTTGCCGATAACAAATGCTCCATCAGGTCATCGTGCGGATTCGCACCGCCATACTCCACAGAGCAGTTTTCCTTCACAATCTGATATATCTGGTACCAGCACTGGTTCACCTGCTTCAGATAATTCTGGCTCATCGTCACATACGGAGAAGTTATCGCCGCCCCCGTGGTCGGATGCTTCGCCAGAAATCCGTATTCCGATATGCAGGTCTCGCACTGTACCCATCTGGATACCGACATCGCGTACTGTTCGATCAGTTGAGTGTTCACCAGCCGGTCGCACCCTCTTTCCTTCAGCCAGAGGAAAGTGCTTTTGAACACATCCTCTGCGCAAAGGTCAATGCCGCTTTTCTGAGCAGCTTTCAGAAAATCCTTCACCGGCGGCACATCCTCGCCGGTTATGTCCTCAGGCTCCGGAAGGTCAATGACCGTTGCCGCAAGCCCGCTGTCGATCTTTTCCGCCAGGGCTTTTGATTTCCTGCCGGAACCGACCCTTGCGCCCCCGCGCATAGTCCCGTCTTTGGCCATCTTCCTTCACCTCAATTCCCTGCAGGGGTTAATACCCCGTTTGATTTCTTCTTTTTGTGCGTGTGACCCCCGCGCCGTTCCCTGGAGAATATACGCGCGGGGATTTTCACTCCCCCTCCGGTCTCTTTCCCCACCGGTCTCCCCGCTCCGCGTGTATGCGTGAGTGACACGACTTGCACAGCGCGATCAGGTTGCTCCTATCGTGCGTGCCACCTTCACTCAGCGGCTTCTTATGATGGATCTCTTCCGTAGGTACTATCACTCCACGCTCGAAGCACAGCTCACAGAACGGATGCTCCGCAGCATACTTGTCACGGATCCTTTTCCACGCTCTCCCGTAACGCCTCTTTGTCCGGGGATCTCTTCCATACTTCTCATACTCACGGTTCACTTGTGCTTGGTGTTCCGGGCAGTACCTCCCATCCGTCAGGTTGGGACAGCCCGGATAAGCGCACGGCTTCTTCGGTTTTCTCGGCATCTGTCCACCTTCCTTCCCACAGAAAAAGCCGCTGCAGTTTTTCCCGCAACGGCTTCCTCATCCTTCATTTTTGCCATCTTAACAATATCACATAGGCTTACTGTATCGAACTTGATTTTACTGTATTGTTTCCGGAATCTTGATTTCATCCAGGGCATTCCTGTGAAGTCGGAATACATTGTCAATACCGTACCCAAGCTCGATAGCAATCACTTCCCATCTCATATAGGACAGGTACCTCAGTTCCAATATTGTCTGAAGTTCCGTACTCTCCACAGCTTTTATCCTGCGGATGATATCCTTCTTCAGTTCCACCAGCTTTATCATGTCCTGGTTGATCTCCGTTTCCAGTTCGATGATCTGGATCACAGCATCCTCCAAACGGGAATGACCCTTGTTCGGATTCCTCGGCATATCCGAATATGTCACGGTTGCCTTCGTAGCCAGGTCATGCAGATCCTCAATCTGACCCAGCTTGCTCTCTATCCTCTGGTTTAACCCAAATGCCTGTGATAAATATTTCTTGGCTTCCTGTTGATGTCTGTTCATAAGCTACCTCCGATCGGATTTATTTTTCTTCCCTCGGATTGACTCTGATTGTCTCACTTCTTCCTGAAGCCTCCGGATCAGGTATTCACCGTCCACGGATGTTAATTGGCTGTACCAGCCGGAACGGAAAAACCTCTCGATCTCCAAAGCCTCATTTATGGCATCCTTATTTCTCGGATGCGCTTTTATTTTCTTCAGCGCCACCCTGTAATCCGTGACCGCCTGAAGAATGATCGCATTGGCCAGTCTCTCATACGGATCCTCAGCCAGATTCTTATTTCCCGCCATAGGCACTTACCTCCGCTTTCACGGCATCGATCAGCGCCGACTGCGTATGGTCTTTCATTTCCAGCACCTTCAGGATCCTTTCATCCACGGTACCGGCAGTAATGATATGGATCACGGTAACTGTCCCTGAAGCCTGACCCTGACGCCACAACCTGGCTATCGTTTGCTGATACAGCTCCAAGCTCCATGTAATACCGAACCATACAATCACATTTCCGCCTGTTTGCAGGTTCAGACCGTGACCCGCGGAAGCAGGATGTATCAAACCGACCTGAAGCTCACCTGCATTCCACTTTGTAATGCTCTTGTCGGAATCCAGCTTTTCATAAACAACCTTCAGCTTATTCAGCCTCTCGGTGATCCTTGCCAGATCGTGTTTGAACCAATACGCCACCAGAATCGGCTTCCCGTTCGCAGATTCGATCAGATCCTCCAAAGCATCCAGTTTTCTCTCATGGAAGGCGTTCACTGAACCGTCGTCATCATAAATAGCCCCGTTCGACAGCTGGCATAACTTCCCGGATAAGGATGCAGCGTTCGCAGCCGTGATCTCACCGCCCGGAAGCTGTAATACCAGTTCATCCTTCATTTCCTCGTACTTTTCGCGCTCATCCTCATCCAGATAGACCCTGTATTCCGTACTCAGAAGTTCCGGCATATCCAGATAGTCTGTCGCTTTCATGGAAATGGTGATATCGGAGATTTTGTCGTAAATCCTCTCTTCAGCACCCGGCAACAGCTTGTAGGTGTAAACAATAGGACCGTTCATCCGGTCAGGCTTGAAATAATTGATTCTGTACTGGCTGATAAACCTTCCAAGGCGTTCTCCCATATCCAGAACCTTGAACTCTGCGAATAAATCCATCAATCCGTTTGAAGAAGGTGTTCCAGTCAGCCCCACAATGCGCCGGATCTTCGGTCTTACCTTCATAAGCGCCTTGAACCTCTTCGCCTGCCAGTTCTTAAAGGAAGAAAGCTCATCGACAACTACCATGTCATAATCAAACGGCAGGCCGCTTTCCTCGATCAGCCAAGGAACGTTCTCGCGGTTAATAATGTAGATATCCGCATCAGCCTTTAATGCCGCCAGTCTCTCCGCAGCCGTTCCGACCGCGATGGAATACCGAATCCCGTTCAGATGATCCCACTTTTTAATCTCATCGGACCATGTATTCCTCGCAACCCTCAGCGGCGCTATGATCAGAACCTTCGTCACCTCAAAGCTGTCATACATCAGCTCATTCAGGGCAGATAACACAATGCTCGTCTTACCCATGCCCATATCAAGCAGTATTGCAGCGATCGGATTCTTCTTTATGAACTCGATCGCATATTTCTGATATTCATGTGGCTTGTATCTCATCTAAAATCCCTCCGATTTTCTCCGGATCATCAAGTACGTACACCTGAAAGCCCAGTTTCTTCATGAGCCTGTGTCTGGATACCTGCAGAGGCCTTGGCACCTCGCCGGGTGCCTTGATCTCCACAAATCCGAAATGTCTTCCAGGCAGAAGCACGATTCGATCCGGCATTCCATCAAATCCCGGTGACACGAACTTTGGACAGATTCCGCCTCTGGCCTTTACAGCCCGAACCAGCTTCTGCTCCACCTGCTTCTCTCTCATATTTCTTCCATGCTCTTTCAAAAGCATCCATACATCCGCTGCAGGCTCCACAGCTTTCAAGGTATCTGCGGACGGCTTCCTTATTCCCGTCACACGGAAATTCCCTGTCTTCTTTCATGTCTCTCGCAAGGTCGCCCACCGGTGCCTTCGTGTTTATGTGCTTTTTCATCATCCATGTATAAAAGTTCATTGCGATTCCTCCATCAATCGAATTCCAGGGTGCAGGGGGTGCAGGACATTTCCTATTCTTCCTATAAGGGATTTTTTGACTGAAAAATTCTCTATACGCGATATAGGTATTAGTCCTGCAACCCCTGCACCTTTTAGCTAAAACAATTAAGCAAAGTCTGTGTCTTTGACCTGCAACCCCTGCACCCACATACCGGATTTCTTCTTTTTGCGGGAAAAACCTCTCTTTTCCAGCTCCAAAACAAAATCCGCACTGGTACGCTGATACTCTCCGGTTCTCAGGCAGTATGCACGAAACTCTTCATAAAGTTCCCCGGACTTATACTCCAGGCCGTCACCGACTTCACAGCATTCATCCAGGAAAATACCCATCCAGTCATTCATTCCGCGGTATGCCGCAATGGCATCCTGCACTACCTTCGGCTTGGTCGTCTTGTGGTCGTGCTCGATCACACGTTTCGCGCCTTCGATGATCCAGCTCATGATGGCCGGCGCCGCATGCTCAAACAGATAATCCGAATAATTCTTGATATCTGAGCTGCCTTCGATCTTTGCATGGAACGGGATCACGATCAGCCTCCGCCAAGTACCGTCATCTGATGCGCTTACTTTCGGAAGGTGGTTCGTGTAAAGCACCACAGTATGTGACGGAACAAAATCAAAAGGATCCTTGAACTTCTTCTCGCCCCTGATCTGGTCAGTCGAACACAGCTGCTTCAGGATGGACGTTGACAGCCTCATCCCTTCTTCAAGCTCCGCCGCAATGATGAGACGCTTGCCCTTAAGCTCGGCAATCTCAGGTTTCACGTTCCTTCTGCATCCTGCCGTCAAAGCATCTGCTGATATCGCCCCGGAATAGGTTCCAAGTACCCTTGATACCGTATTCCAGAAAGTGGACTTACCGTTCCGTCCTTCACCGTATGCGATGATGAGGGCTTCTTCATAAACCTTGCCGATAGCAGCAAGCCCTACCGTTTCCTGCACGTAATCGATCAGATCCTGATCACCGCAGAAGAACAGCTGCAGGGCATCCTCCCACAGGTCTTTCCCTTCCTCTCCCGGAGAAGCATTCGTTATCTTGGTCAGAAGGTCGGCTGAGTTATGCGCTCTCACGCCTTCCAGTCCCTTCTTAAGGTCATAGGTTGCTTCCGGCGTGTTCAGGTAATTTTCCTGAGCGTCAAACAGATTGATATCCGTCGCCACCATAGGCTTCGCCGCGCTCTGCGTATTTACGATATTTTTGAAATTCCTGTACTTCATCACAAAAGCGTAATAAGCCTTTGCCGACAGATAATCCTTGTAAGCATCATCCAGATCCGGCGTGATCATCTTCTCCAATGCCTTCCCGCCGGCTCTTACAACCTGCTCCGGAACACCGCCGTCGATCAGCGCCTGCATTGCCGCCGAATACTGAGCCCTGGCATCCACAAGCTGCATATCCAGAAATTCTTCCACGGTACCGACCGCCTTCTGCCTGTTCTCTCTCCAACAGACCCCGTCATAACTTAAAAACTCAGTCGCATCCGTATAGAGCAGTTCACCGGCATATTCCTTCACAAGCACTCTCGCCTCACCGATATCCGAATAGTCATCCGGCTTCAATGACTGGAACTCTGCATTGTACTCATCCGGTGGAACATATCCCGGCTGTGTCATGACGGTCTTCTTATAAAACCTCACCGCACTCGCCCAGATCGTGTTCAGCTCCGATTCTTCCAACGGCGGATCGCATCTCTTCGCATGTTCCAGAAAAGCTTCCTTCGCCTTATCCGTGATCCCGTACTTCTTAAGGACACGACCGGCAAAATGGCTCATGGTATTGTTGCGGCTTCCCTGCATGATCGGACCAAAGCTGACAGGCGTATTCTCTTCAGCGTCTTCCACGGTCTCCGCATCCACTACCTCTTCAATGGACATCCAGCCTTCATGCCAGACCACCTCATCGGGATCAGCCCCGAAAATAAACCTGGCCGCATCCAACGCATTGTCATCGAAGAAGGGAAACGCCTTCTGTATCGCTCTTTTGACGGAAGCATAATGCTCTGCGTCCTCTGTCTCTTCTATGGGAAAGTACACATGGAACTTCGGTCTCGCAGCCCTGCCGTCTTTTTCCTTCATATGGTTCCTGCTTGGCACCGCCGCATAATCCACATCTTCCAGAAGCCCTTCCATCTTGTCGAAAGTGATCCAGTCCTCCGGATCCTCGGAATGGTCGTTATCACAATCCATCACGATGACATCCGACTTCAGGAAGTTACTGATATTGCGGTAGTTCTTCTTAAACTCTCCGCACACATGGTCAAACCGGACCGCTTCCTTCAGGTCATCCCCCGCCTGGATCTCTTTCCTGTTCGGATACAGGCAGTTCTTCGCATCCGCAGTCACGTTTGCCGTCTGTAAAACAAAAAACATATTTCTGCCTCCTGTTATCTCTTTGTTGAATTGGTTACTGTCCGCTGCATCTTCTCGACCCTCAAGGCGACCACCTCTTTTCCGTGAAGTAGTAAAGCCATCTCTGGCTTTCCGAAGGTCTAGGTAAAAGCCCGGGCTGTTTTCCGATTTCAGCGGATATTTTTTTCAGATTTTTATGCGTGAGGCAGAAACGCTTCCTTTTATAAAGAAAAATCCGACCGTCACCCGGCCGGAAATTTTTTTGCCCGAAAATCGGAAAACGCTCTCATCTCATACCTAGACCTCCGAAAGATGCAGATACCGATCAGCTCCAAAAAATATTTTTCAGGAAAAATCGGAAAACGGCACTTTCTCATACCTAGAACACCAGAACAGGGAAACGGAGGTGCAAACGATGAACGACAGAACTATTGATTAAGCCGCCCCGGTAACAACTGAGGCGGCAAAGCAGACAAAGATATGAACCTTGATAAACAAATATGAAAGATAAGGAGAATGACAACATGAGCAAAATGAGCGAATTGTCACAGGTTCTGGATGATCTCATCGCCTGTGGTGAAAAGATGATTCAGACCGCAAATGCCATTAAGGAATGCTTCAGCGATGAAGCAGAGACAGAACCTGCGAAGACGGAAAAGCCGGCAAAGAAGGAAGCAAAAGCTCCGGAACCGGAAACACCTTCCTACTCAAAGGAAGATGTCAGGGCCATCCTGGCAGCCAAGGCGAACGAAGCCGGCGGTCAGTTCAAGGCTCAGGTGAAAGCCATCGTGAAGAAATACGCGGACGGCGGAAGCCTCACCAACGTACCGGCAGAAAGCTATTCCGACCTTGTAAAAGAAGTGGAGGGACTGAAAGATGCCTAGACACGCATACCTCTCCGCCTCAGCTTCCCACAGGTGGCTCTCATGCCCGCCTTCGGCAAAGCTCTGTGCGGAGATCAATGACGAAGCTTCTCCATACGCCCAGCAGGGCACCGACGCCCATGAGCTGTGTGAGTACAAAGTCCTTCATGCGTTAGGCCAGGATATATCAGACCCGACGGAGAATCTGGATTTCTTCGATACCGAAATGGACGACTGCACCGATGAATACTGCTCCTACGTTTTAGAGCAGTACGAAAAAGCCAAGGAGCTTTGCAGCGACCCGCAGGTACTCGTAGAGCAGAGACTGGATTTCTCCAAGTGGGTTCCGGACGGCTTCGGAACCGGCGACTGCCTCATCATCGCGGACAAAATCCTTAAGATCATAGATTTCAAATATGGTCTCGGAATCTTGGTGGAAGCTGAGAACAACCCACAGATGATGTGTTACGCCCTCGGAGCCCTGGATACCTATGACGGGATCTATGACATCGAATCCATACAGATGACGATCTTCCAGCCACGCAGGGACAACATCAGTACCTTCACAATCAGCAAGAGCGACCTACTTGATTGGGCGGAGAACTTCCTGAAACCGACCGCAGAGCTTGCCTACAACGGCGAAGGAGAATTTCACGCCGGGGATCACTGCCAGTTCTGCAAGGTCAAGGCAACCTGCCGTAAAAGAGCTGAGTACAACATGGAGCTTGCAGCTTACGACTTTCAGGAACCCGCAATGCTGGATGAAGCAGAGATCGCGGAGATCCTTCCAAAGATCGACAGCCTCACAGCATGGGCGAATGACGTCAAGGACTACGCACTTCAGCAAGCCTTAAGCGGCACCGAATACCCCGGCTTCAAAGTCGTAGAGGGAAAATCCAACCGCAAATATACCGATGAGAACGCAGTCGCTTCCATCGTAGCGGATGCGGGATATGACCCTTATGAAAAGAAGCTTCTGGGAATTACAGCAATGACTTCCCTTCTCGGGAAGAAGAAATTTGAAGAACTTCTGGCAGGCTTCATTACAAAGCCCCCAGGCAAACCGACACTTGTGCCGGAGTCAGATAAAAGACCGGCACTGAATACAGCCAAAGATGATTTTAGTGAAGAATAAGGAGGAAAAAATCATGGCAAAGAATGTATCTATCCCTACAAAAGTTATTACCGGAGTCAACACCAGATGGAGTTATGCAAATGTCTGGGATCCGAAGAGCATCAACGGCGGCGCTCCGAAGTACAGCGTATCGCTCATCATCCCGAAGTCCGATACCGCTACTGTCGCAAAGATCAAGGCAGCTATCCAGGCAGCCTATGAAGAAGGCCAGAGCAAGCTGAAGGGTAACGGCAAGTCCGTTCCTGCCCTCTCCGCCATCAAGACACCGCTTCGTGACGGCGATCTTGAAAGACCTGATGATGAGGCTTACAAGAACGCCTACTTCATTAATGCCAACAGCGCAACAGCTCCCGGAATCGTGGATGCCGACAGACAGCCGATCCTTGAAAGATCCGAAGTCTATTCCGGCGTTTACGGCAGAGCCAGCATCAACCTGTACGCCTTCAACAGCAACGGCAACAAGGGTATCGCCTGCGGTCTGAACAACCTTCAGAAGATCCGTGACGGCGAACCTCTCGGAGGCAAGTCCAGAGCTGAGGATGACTTCGCAACTGTGGACGATGAGGATGATTTCCTCGCCTAACCAGACAACCAAAGCGGGCGGCGGCACTTCCTCCGCTGCCTGCGACAACCTGAGAAATGAGGTGCAAATCAATGAACACTATACTGACTGCTGTTATCACTTTTCTGGCTATGATCGGTGTCGCCGTAATTATCGTATTCACAATGGAAGCCATCTCCAAAAAGTCAGATGCTTCCAAGGAATACAAGAAGAAGCGCATCGACAACCTGGAAAAGATCAATGAGAAACTGGATGACATCATCCGAACCTTAAGACATTAACCTACAGGGTGGCGGCTATGCTGCCGCCCTCTTTTTTACAAGGAGGATAGCCATGAACACAGAAAGCATCACCGATATCACAATGAATTTTAATAATCCGAAATGGATCCTGGATCACATCACCATTGCCCTTCAGTGCACTTCAGATGAGTGTATCGTGAAAAGGCCCTGCGATCTGGATGGTATCGAACAGTACCTGATCCTAAGAGGCGAACAGGATGGCGCTCATTATTCCGTAAAGGTTGTGCCCGTGCTTCTCTCTAACGCCGGCATTGAAGAAAACTATGCCTGGGACAGGGCTCTTGAAAATCTCAGTGCAGATACACAGATTACCAGTCTCGGAAAAGTCCTGTCAGACTTAATGGGCGCACCATACGACAGCTCTATGGACTCAGATGTCAAATTTCACGTAATCACCAATACGCAGAAATTCAAGGGTGCCGCTGCCATTATGAACCGGAAAGCACTCAAAGCTTTTACCCAGAAATACAGAACTAATATGCTCTTCGTTCTTCCGTCATCTATCCATGAAATGATGATCGCCCCTTATGACAGTAGCCTCAACCTGAATGAACTGTCGTCTATGGTCAAGGAGATCAACGAAACGCAGGTAGCACCGGAGGAACGCCTGACAGACAGGGCATACATCATCACCCTCTGAGAAAGGAAAATCAATGAAAGAATTGTCAATCGATCTGGAGACTTACAGCGATGTTGATATTTCCAAATGCGGAGCTTACAAGTACGCTGAGTCTGATAATTTTGAGATACTGCTCTTCGGTGTATCCGTGGACGGCTCCCCGGTCAAGGTATATGACCTCGCTTGCGGCGATACCGTCCCGGAAGAAATCCTTGCAGCACTATCTGATGAAAATATAACGAAATGGGCCTTCAATGCCAGTTTTGAACGAATCTGTCTTTCCAACTGGCTAAAGCGCCATCACCCGCAGCACTTCTTCGGATACAGCATCCCTGAAGACCCTGCTTCAAAATACCTTGATCCTTCCTCTTGGAAATGCACCATGATCTGGTCCGCATATATGGGGCTTCCCTTATCACTGGAAGGCGTCGGCGCAGTCCTAAAGCTTCAGGATCAGAAGTTGAAAGAAGGCAAAGACCTGATCAGATACTTCTGTACTCCGTGCAAACCTACGAAAGCAAACGGTGGACGTACCCGAAACCTCCCTCAGCATGACAGCGAAAAGTGGCTCCGCTTCAAAGAATACAACTGTCGGGACGTGGAAGTGGAAATGGCGATAAAGAAGCGTCTGGCCAAATATCCCGTTCCGGACTTTCTCTGGGATGAATACCATCTCGATCAGGAAATCAATGACAGAGGGATCATGCTGGATATGCAGGTAGTAGAGAATGCAATCGCTTTTGATGAAAAATCAAAATCAGGACTCATGCTGTCCATGCAGAATATCACAAATCTGGATAACCCAAACAGCGTTGTTCAGATGAAGCAATGGCTCTCTAACCAGGGCGTGGAAATGGAATCCCTCGGCAAAAAGGAAGTCGCCCAATTTGTCAAGAACTCTGACGGTAACGCTAACGGTAACATTACCGACGCTCTGAAGCTCCGTCTACAGCTTGCAAAATCATCCGTGAAGAAATACCAGGCAATGCAGAACGCTGTCTGTCAAGATAGCAGAGCCCACGGCATGTTCCAATTCTACGGAGCCAACCGCTCCGGCAGATGGGCAGGCAGGCTGATTCAGTTGCAGAACCTTCCGCAGAACCACATGCCGGATCTTGCAGAAGCCAGAACCATCGTAAAATCCGGTGATTATGATATCCTTCAGCTGCTCTATGATGATATCCCGGACACCTTATCACAGCTGATCAGAACAGCCTTCGTGCCTCGTCCGGGATACAAGTTCATAGTCAGCGACTTCTCCGCCATTGAAGCACGTGTTCTTGCCTATCTTGCCGGTGAGACATGGCGCTCCAAAGTATTTGCTGAAGGAAAAGACATCTATTGCGCCTCTGCAAGCCAGATGTTCGGTGTTCCTGTTGAGAAGCACGGCATCAACAGTCATCTTCGTCAGAAGGGGAAGATTGCGGAACTCGCCCTCGGATACGGCGGATCCGTCGGTGCTCTGATCTCGATGGGCGCCCTTGATATGGGGCTCCCGGAAGAAGACCTTCAACCACTTGTAAACGCCTGGCGTAATTCCAATCCTATGATTACAGCCTTCTGGTGGGATGTTGACCGTGCTGTTAAAGCCGCTATCACAAAACGGATTCCTACAGAAGTTCGTGTCATCAAGTTCTTTTACAAAAGTGGCATGCTCTTCATCCAGCTTCCTTCAGGGCGTAGACTTGCCTATGTGAAGCCCCGGATTGGCACCAATCAATTTGGCGGAGAATCCGTCACCTATGAAGGTGTTGGCTCTACGAAGAAGTGGGAACGCATTGAATCCTACGGACCTAAATTCGTGGAGAATATCGTCCAGGCCATCAGCCGCGACATTCTCTGCTACGCTATGAAAACTCTTCGCCATTGTTTTATCGTCGGGCATGTTCATGATGAACTGATTATCGAATGCGATCCCGGAGTCGACTTGAAGGTCGTCTGTGAACAGATGGGAAGGTCTCCCGACTGGATGCCGGATATCTTGCTCCGCGCCGACGGCTACGAAACCAATTTTTATAAAAAAGACTGACATGAAAATAGCGGCTCCCGGTTTATCGCCGGAGGGCCGCCTACTCAACTAATCAAAATAAACATTCATTACATATCCCACTGGATAACAAGGCAAAAAATCTTCGATCGGTGGAAGATGATTTAATATGTGGTTCACATATCTATAGAATTCCTCCATATCAGTCATGAACCCCTTAGCCGTACCTATGTCCCTGTAATTAAAGGCATGTACCGCGTTTCGGTAATGCTGAATCTTATCTACCCACGCATATAACGGGTCTTTATCATCGTCCCACAGTATTCCTTTACTGAAGTTCTTCAAATCCTCAAATCTCATGTTATTAGGTTCAACAGTAATTGTTTTTCCTTTTTTCTGTTGCGTCAGAGGATTCTTTATATAGTCTTCATAAAACACACAATAAAAGAACTTAAGCCATGACTCTACTAAAGCGCCCATATTTGTACGAGCTAATATCAGTTCTCCATCTGTCATAGCTGATCCTTTGTCAATCCATATTTTCAAGGTGTCTGTAAGCTCAGACATCCATTTTAGCATGGCATCATCAAGTTTATCAGCAACACTATCTGGAGCGATTCCCCTGGACTCCTTCCAAACCAAGGCCATGTTATTGGTTTGTATCCGTAATACTTCATAATCACTTCTTCTCAT